AGAGATCGCCGGACTGCGTCCGCAGCGTGAGGCTGCCATCGCCGTTCGGCGATACATAATCGCTTTGGGTAAACCGGGCCGCCCGCCAGCCGCCAGCATTGCCGATCCAGTCGATGCTGGCGCCGGCGGGAATGGTGATCGGCGCCCCGGTCCAGTTGCTCTGGGCCGGGCTGCTGCCAGCCGCCATGAATTGTACCGCCGCAAGGCAATCCACCGTCAGCTTGCGGTTCTGCGGCACCGGGAGGCCGACCTGCACGGTGGCGGTCGCCCCGGTCCCGTTGCCGGTGATCGTCGCGGTCGCACCCGCCCCGTAGCCCTGCCCGAAACTGCTCATCTGAATGCCCAGAACCTTGCCGCCCGACACCCAGACGATGCCGGTCGCCCCGCTGCCGGTCCCGCCGAAACTGACGGTAGCGCTGGTATAACCGCTGCCGCCATTCGTTATTTTTGCAAAACAGATCTGCCCGGCGGCGGCCTGCGCCTGCAACGTCACCATCGAGGCCACCGCCTGGCCAGACTGCGAGATGCTGACGGCATCGACGATATCCGGAAACGCGAGGGTGTAGACATCGTTCACGCTGATCGGGTTGGTCGCCCAGCGCGGCGAGAAATTCAACAAATTATCCCGTATGATGACGCTATCCGTGAACGGCGACAGCGCATTGGTGAGATTGCCACCGGCATCGACGAAGATCACGTTATCCGCCACCAGCACATTCTGCGGCGCGTCGCGCAGCAGAATCCCGACGACATTGCCGCTGTAATTGATCCAGTTGCCGATGATCGAGAGATCCGAACAGGTCAATCCGAAATTATTGCCGTGGCCATCGGATTCGACGTTCTGCACGGCGATGCAGATGCCGGTGCAATCCTGGATGAAATTGGCCCGCGCCGTACAATTCTGGCCACCGCCGATGTTAAGCCCGATCAGCGCGCCGTTGATATAATTATGGCCGACCTCGGTAAAGATCGAGCCGCCGCAATCGATCCCGAAGGCCGAGGCGCCGCTCACCATGTTGCCGATCACCTTGCAATAGCCGGTGTCGCACAGAATACCCGCACCGCTGCCGGTGACGGCACTGTTGTTGGCGCAGAGATTGCCCGATACGAGAATGTTGCGGCCAGAAATATAAATGCCGTAGCTGCTGTTGCTGAAACAATTGTTGGCGGAGATGACCGCACCCAGAACATCCGGGTTGCTGTTGCCATAGATCACGTTCGATGAATTGGTCTGGTTGAAATTGCCGACCAGAATGCCGCAATTGTTGTTCCAGCAGCTATTGCCGACCATCAGCAGGTTGCGGATCTTAACCGTGAAGGTCGGGTCCTCGCTGTCGATGTTCAGACCGTTGCCGGTATTGTTATGCGCCCGGCAGTTGGTGATGCTGAGCGCGTCCACCGCCTGGACATAAAGCCCGTGCACGGCGTTGCCAGTAAATTCGCAATGGTCGAGATCATGCTGCGTGATCACCGGGTCGCTCGCGATATAGGTCAGGCCCGAACCGGAGGTCACACCCGCCGCATTGCGGAAGACGCAGCGGGTAAATTTCGATTTGGTGCAGCTCGGCGCCATCAGCACGGAGAAGGTGTTGGCCGTAACGGCGCTATTCGCATCGAAGATGACGCCATCCACCATGGTGGTGGCGGTGGCGATGCTGAGCCACGTGGTCGCCTGCGCATTGCCGAGTTTCGACTGCGCGGAACGCCGCAGCACGGTCAGGCCGGGGACACCCAGCAGTGTGCAGGCTGTGCCCACAATGTCGCATTCGCCGGCGATCGCGTACGTCACGGGCCGTAGCCGCACCGGATTGCCCGAGGCGATGGCGGCGAGCAGTGCTGCGCTGTCGTCGGTCACACCGTCACCGACCGCGCCGAAATCCTCGATCGAGACGGCATTGGCGGTCAGTGCCGCGATGCTGCGCAGATTCGTCGCTCCGCTCGCGGTCGCGACCATCGCGCCGGCCGGCACGTTCGGCACGCCGCCAATCGCGCCCATGAAATTGGCGAAAGTAATGCCAACATTGCCGCCGTCGTGTCCGAGCGGTACGATATCTGACGGAACCGGCGGACTGCCGGCCGGCAGCGACGGGATCACGAACGGAGCGGCGGTCGCGCTGAGCGTGGTGCCGGCGATCGAGAGATTGGCGCCAAGACTGATCGGTACCGGCGCGGTCGTGCCGGGACCGACGCCGCCAAGCAGGCTGTTCTGCGGCACGCTAAGCGCCGTCTGGGTGCCGGCCAGCAACTGGGCGCGGGTGGCCACCAGCGTCTGGCTGTTCTGGTAGATCGCGACCTGATCGGTATCGGAAACCGATGTCGCCGGCGGCAATTGTCCAATGGTTGGCATGCTTGATCCTTACTCGGTGGTCAGCGGCGTACCGGTCGGATCGGTCAGCGCCTGGCCGGTTTGGGTGGTCAGCGCGTCCAGCGGCGCCGGGATGGTGGCGAGCGTGACGACCGGCAGCGCGATGCTGCGCGCCAGCGTGCGGCCGGCCGCCGTGCTGACGGTCACGGTGACGGTGTAGGTCACCTGCGGCTGGCCGGCGGTGAGCCACAGCACCGCCCGCGCGCCATCGGCGGTCGCCGAGGCAAGGCTGAGGTCACCCGGATTGTTCGGGCTGATGATCACGTCCAGCGTGCTGATCGAATCGCCCGGATTGGCGGTCAGCGCCGGGCCGATGTCGAAGACATAATCCAGCGTATCGCCCGGATCCTTGGTCGGCCATTGCAAGGGCAGCGCCGGTGGGATCTGCGGACCGCGCGGGGTTAGGACGAAGCCGTCGATCTGCACGTAGCGGGCGTTCGAGGGGAGCCAGATATGGCTTGCCGGCGTGCTCATAAGCGCCTCCTCAAGATTCACTGATGACGATACCGGGACCACCGGCGCCGCCCGGATAGCCGACAGGGCTGCCGCTGGTGGTGGTACCGCCGCCGCCGCCGCCGCCGCCGTAGCCGGTCGCGGAAAACCCGTTCTGCGGGCCACTGGCGCCCCGGCCATGGCCGGGGCCGCCGCCATCGCCTCCACGGCAAGCCACCACAATGCTATCCCCGCCCATCGCGCCGCCGTTGTTCACCGCGCCGCCGCTGCCGAGGCCGCCGCCGCCCCCGGCCATCGCAAAATCAACCATCGTGCCGCCGCCGCCGCCGGCACCGCCGGTCGCCGAGAGAAAAGTCCCGAAGTTCGAGGTCCCGCCGGGATTGCCGTCAGCCGGGCTGGCCGGCGCGGCGCCGCCGGCGCCGACCGTGACGGCAATGGTCTGGCCCGGCGTCAGGCCACGGATGACGCCGACCGCCGTGCCGCCGGCGCCGCCCCCGGCGCCCGGCATGGTGGCATGGTAGCCCGCCGCTCCGCCGCCACCGATCACGGTGACACGGACGCCGGTGACACCGTTGGGCACCGTGAACGTACCGGACGCCGTGAACACGCCAAGGCTGGCATAGCCCGCCCGCAGCGTCGGCAGTTTGTAGCTGAGGAACGGCGCGGTCGGCAGCGCGGCGATGTTGGCAGCGGTGATCGCCGCCTGCCCATAATTCACCGTGATGACGTAAAGCCCAACCCAGCCGGTATCCACCGCCGGCGTGGTCTGCGTCCCGGCCGCCGCCGGGACCCCCGGCTTCAACTGCAGCTGAACCCGCTCAATACGCTGGGTGTTCTGCGCGCTGCCGGAATTGCCCGGCCCGGAATAGGGTTGCGAGGGATTGGCGGCGTTGACATAGGGCAGCACCACCGGCGTGGCATCGGTCTCCAAAAATGTCGCCTCGATCAGATAATTGACCGACTGCCCGGAGGTCGTCGGCGCGCTCAGGGTGAAGCTGACCGGTTGCAGATTGATCCCTGTCTTGAGAATCTGATCGGTGGTATCGGCCGCCAGCGAGCCGTAGGCGGTGGCGTCCAGCGGTGACAGCTGCGTGATGCTGCCCGCCGCGACCGACACCGTGAGCGAAGCCGGCACCGATGGCGTGCAGGCCAACCCGTCGGCCACGACGTTATTGCCGAGCACCGCCGCGCCGAGTGCGGCGACCGCCACCATCGTGTTCCGATTGAGGCTGAGAATATCCGTATCCAGCGGGATGCTCCCGGGATAGACGATGTTGCGATCCATGACTGACCTTCAGTTAGAGATATTCATCCAGGCGATGGTCGATACCGGCAGCACCGCGGCGGTGGCGGCGTAGATATCCGCATCGGAAATCGCGCCGGGCAGCACGGCGGTGTCGGCATAGAACATCGGCGCCGCATCGTAGCCGCCAGGGCCGGTTGAGTAGCCGCCGGCATTGCTCACCGGCGTCGCGTTCGGCCGATAGGCGGTCACCAGGAAGGCAAACGGCAGGTTGGGCGAGCCGTAGCCGCCGGCCACATTGTAGCCGAGGTCGAACATATTATACCCGCCGGTATCGGTGGCATTCAGCGGCTCAAAAATAACCGGCGCGCGGCCGGTGAGGTTTGTCAGCGCCTGGCTGACGGCCGCCCGCGTCGCCTTCGGCGCCAGCACATTCGCGCGGATGCGCAGGCTGTACGCGGCATCCGCCTCGCCGGTCCGGCGCAGCAGCGCGGCACCGCAATAATCCGCCGCCGCCATGTCCAGAAAAATCCCGCAGGCCGTGGCAATGCGCGCCTGCGCGCCAACGGTAGTCAGTAACGTGTACAAACCGCTCCACGCCGTCGCCAGGCCGGTCAGCACCGCATCCAGAATCGGCGTGACATCGGCAAACCAGCGCGCCGGCAGGACCAGCTTGAGCCTCGCCAGCATATCAGCGGTATCGCCCGTCATGGCTTCAGGCCACCGCCACGACGCCGGTGCCGATCACGCCGAACATCGGTGGCGTCAGATCGCCAGTCGCACCGTTCAACTGAACCGCGGAGACATTCGTCACCGCCGCCGAGGCATCATAGGCAAGCTGCGCCAGCCGCGTGAAATTCAGCGTTTCACCGATGCCAAGCCCGGCGATGTAGGTCTCAATCGCCGTCGTGACGAGCGTCACCGAAGTCTGATGCAGCGCCGTGGCGGCCGTGGTCAGCGTCATGGCGACATTGGCGGTCAGCACAACGGGTCCCTGCACCGCGAAGCTTGATCCCACCGGCCGTACCGCATCAACGGCGGCCTGCACGGTGCTGAGCAGGCTGGCCGGCGGGTGGCCCGAACCGTCATCCACCGTTACTACGAAATGCCCCATCTGCACCGCGCCGGTCTGATCGACATTTTCATTGATTGCATAGGACAGGCCCTGCTGAACCGCGGCGATGGCCGCACCGATCGCGAGATCGGTCGCCCGCGCCAGGCTGGCCAGATAGTTGCCGAAGCGCAGCTTGAACGCGGCATCAGATTCCGCGTCCAGCCCACCGGTCAGCGCCGCGGTATTCGTTACGGTATCAACCGCCGCCAGCGCCGTACTCAGCAGGCTGATCGCCCCGGGCTGCACATTGCCGGCGCTGCCGGGCGTATTCGCCATGACCGCAACGGTCAGGCTGGCGATGCCGGCGGCCAGCGAAAACCCGTTGGCCGCCGCATTGAAGGCAGGATTCGTCGGATCCCCGATGACCGCGAAGCTCTGCGAATTATCGGTGGTCGAAACATTGGTACCGACGGGAATGAACGCGGCGGTGGTCGGGCTGAAGCGGGCAAAGGTGACGGCGCCAACGGCCGCGACGGCGGGCAGCCGCGTGAAGCCGAAATCCGCGCCGAAACTATCGCAATCCGTGCCCGTGCTGGTCGCCAGCCTGGTGGTGGCCAGCACCTGTACGATCAGCCATTGCAGCCAGAGCGCGAGCGACGCGTTGGCCTCCAGGATCGCCCGCAGCGCGGAGCCAACGGTCAGATCGAGCAGCTGCGCAGCGGCGCCCTGCACCGCCGCCGCCATGTTCTGCACCAGCGTCGAGAAATTCTGCAATGTGAGCTGCATGATACCCTATATCGTGAAGGTCAGCTGGCTGGTCTCGCCGGTGGTTGCATTGGCGTACTGAATACTCAGCGTCACATCGCCGCTGTCGGACTGCGACGCGCTGACGACAGGCGCCGGCGTGGCGGCGACCGCGGCCTCGAGATTCATTTGCGCCAGCGCAACCCCGGCGATCACCCCCGGCGCGCCCGGCTGGCCGACGAATTGGCCCAACCCGGCGCCATAGGTCAGTTGCCAGATGTAATCGCCGCCATTGGTCAGCAACCGGCGCAGCACGCGCTGCACGGTCAGCGCAGGGCCATCCGCCAGCGCGAGATCGCCGGTCGCGCTCACGGTCAGGTCGCCGCCGAACAAGAGCGCCAGATCCGCCATTACACGGTCACCGAAGGCAGTCCGGTCTGGCCGCCCTGCGGATCGTCATGCACATGCGTATCATGCGCGTTACGCAGCGCGGCCAGGGTCCCGTGCGCGCCGTTCTGGTCAGAGATATCGCCCGTCACCACCAGGTTGCCCGTGATGTTCACCACCGGCGCCTGCAGCGCGATCGACCCGTCATTGCGCAACTGCACGAAGCTGCCGGTCTGATGGCGCAGCCAGAATTCCCCGCTGGCGGCATTCAACGGCGTATCCACCGTCGAGAACACGCAGCCGATCACAACCCCCTGTTCGGAATCCCCCTCCTGGGCAATCACCAGGACCTGAT